AGTAAACCATCAAAAACTTTACCAGTTATGCCCCGAAACAAAGGAAAAGGAAAGACCGCCACGACCGTACCAGTAGCTAATGCCACTTCTACCTTCGCTGAGTCAATGGATCTACCACCCCCGCCAAGTTTTGCTACGCCAGTTCCAGCTGTAGCAAAAGTAACCCCTCAACCCGCTCAGGCGAAGTTGGTCCCCGGATCAGGAGGTCCCTCCCAGACCACGACCACTTCTACAAAGCAGGCTCCCAAAGAAAGTCTTCCGGCCCCGACAGTGGCAAAGGCTGTGGTGAAGAGGAGCGTGAGTGAGATTCTCGTAGACTTTGTTGCCAAACCTGTAGTTTGTGTCAACAAGAATTTTTCTAAACTTTTAAACAAACAAGGAATTAATACTTCCGAAGAAAATACTAGCTTAATGGGATCACATCCCAACGCTGCCGCTGCCCGTGAGGCTGCTACTCGATATGCCATGTCGAGGATTCTTCGTGACCACAAGACGATCGTAGATTGTTGGGGGTCACCGAAACCTCAGAAACTTCTGACCGATGCTTTGAAGAGCAATTGCACTTCTAAGAACATTGAGTATCGGAGCTTTCATGACAAATTCACAGCTAAAGACTATTTCTCTGATTTTAAGACTACCCAACGATCACAATGGGACCGATCTTCTGTAATTGAAGACGCTGGTGCGTTATGTGTGGATGTATATGCCCCACGCCCAGTAGAGATTGCAGATATTTTGCGTTGCATGCCAGGTCAAGATGGAGCTTCTAACGTGATGTTTTTCATCGTACAGAAGTTTGCACCTGGAGTGGTTGGAGTCAATTTTGAAGAGTCAGTCTGGCGCCGTGATGACGGCATGATATATCAAGCAAGCGACCTCGCGTCAAGTACCGAGTGGCCAGCTACCCCAGACCATTGGTTGTTTAGTAGCAACCATGAAAACATCAACGGCACTGAAATGCTAGTTTGGGAAGACATTCGTCAATACTCAGACTACCATATAATCGGTGTTAGACTCGTTCCCCGAGGCCCTATTTGTGAAGCATTTATGGCTGATACTCAGATAGCCTTAGTTGATCACGCCAGCGCTACAATGCGTCAGCGGATCATTGCTCAGGCGGAATGGAGCGTTGCCTCAGTCTATAACTGGATTCGTGGCAATACAAGCGCTTCTCCTCATCTGATGATCTTTTGCAGAATTGCTCGCGACTTGGCGCCGACGGTTGTTGGTAAAACTGCCCAAACATTCCAACGTTCTACGATCCGTTCGCTCGTTATTGAAGCTCTTAAAGGAGTCGAATACGAGTTGCTCAGGAAAGTACGTTGGTTTGAATGGGAAGCAGTTATTGCCAACACAGTTGAATACATCATGGTAAGTACTATTCCACAGACTCTACATGCAATGTCGACGTTCAGACAGCGTACAGATGAACTAACTAGTTCTCTTCGCACACTGATCAAGGCAGATCCAAAGAGCCATAATGTTAGGAGTTCGCTGTACATAGGTATAGCAGCAGCAGTAGTCGGCGGATTGATCTTCGCGTATAAAGCGCGTGGGTCTCCCCCAGTTGCAAGTATTTTCGCCCCCCTTGAATCTAGGGGTTTCTTCCTGGGTAGTAGCTTAGTCTCACCCGGATCCCATTTCCGAAACTGCGTTGAAGTTACCCTTGAAGAAGTAGCTTTGAATGCATGTCAAACGTCGCTTGGTGTTACCGGCGTCGCTAGCTTTGTTTGGATTGAGGCAGCCCTTCGTGGTTTTATGCCTGGATCTTGGAATTTTCTGTATCTGGCCTTCACGCATACGTGGCTCGGATTCCTACGGCAGACTGATCCTTTGTCAGCTTGCGGAGCGCACCTCCTTCACAATTATACTGTTGGAGGAGGACTTCGTCGGTTGATTGGATTGCCATCGACATTGCTCGATTGGCAGTTGTCTGCAATGTGGACTGAGATGCGCATGTGGGCAGGCCCATTTATTCAAGGTGCTCGTGCGCTTCCCGATTTAACACTCAGGAATGTTGCCAACGGCCTTTGGACTGGATCTGAAGCTCCAAACTCCATTTTTGATCTCAGTAGCGTATTAGCTCCGATCTCAAATCAGTTCGACGCTCAGTCACTTGCCATTGGGGCAGGGGCCGAGTCCGTAGTAAGCGGCATTGGAAGCGTGTTCACGAGTGCGAGCTCTGTGGCCGTTCCAGCTAGTAGCCCAGAAACAGCAGCGTTGATGCTTTTGGCGTATGGGAGCCGGCAGTTGATTAACTGGCTCGGTGAGGAGACCGTTGATCTTCCAGCAGATTTTTCTGTACCTGCCTTGAACGGACATGAAGTCGTAACGCCACCTACGTGGCCGCGAGATTCATTAGAACGACCAGGTTTTTATCCACTTATCTGGTCCACAGGAAGCTTATACGCTTTTTGTGGTCCCCAATATGCTTGGCAAGCGATCAAGACGCGTGTCTTACTTCCTATGGAAGCTGATGCGTGCGGATCAATGTCGAGAGTTAAGTGTGACGAGACCTGTCAAATTCGAAAGTTTTGGGCAGAAGCAGAGGAATTTTGGAAAGAGACACTCATGTCAGATATTGATGTGGGTGCGAAGATCACCATGGAGGAGTGGGCGAGTAAGTACGGTGGCGCCAAACGCCGTGCAGCTCTCGAAGGTATTGAACATCTTGCGATCTTGCACCAACCTACGATGCGCAGTAAGATCTTCATGAAAAAGGATGAGGTCCTCCCGACAAAATTGATTGACGGGACGTTGACCATCAAACCGCGAACGATTAAGACACAACACGCAACGGTCCAAGCTTTATGTGGACGGGAGTGTGACTATGTGCTCCGCTCTATTAAGGAGTGTTTTGAAGAACCTAAGACTTTAAAGTCAAGGCAAATCAAAATAATCGTCGCTTGTGGTATGGCCTCAGCGAAATTGAATGAAGTTAGGGATACTGCACTCGATTGGTTGGAACCTGGGAACTTAGTTCTCATCAATTCAGGAGACGACAACGTACTATATTTTTATAGGAACGGAAAACTCATCGCGATGGAGTTTGATTACTCTAAGTGCGACCGGACCCAAGGGAATCATGCCCAACAGGCAAAACTGTTAGTCATGAAACTCCTAGGGGTGGGTAGACTCGTAGTGAAAACGTTGGCGAAGACGGTAGAGATGCCGGCGACTTTTGAATACAAAGGTGAGAAACAGGTGATAAAGGCTCCAGTTCAAACGAGTACAGGTAATCCTGATACTACATCGGGGAATGTTACAAACTCAGTAGCAGCCATCGTGGTTGCTCTCAACCGCATTGAAGAGGTGTCATTACAGGCCCTCTCAGATGCCATTTCAGTTAGTGGAATGAGCATCGTCGGATGGGAGCGCGATGATGGTACTGAGACATTCTTGAAAGGATGGTGGGTTCTAGGGACATGGGTCCCATTGCCCAGTGCAGTGATCAAACTCACGAAGACTCTCAAGGACCCAGCCACAATTTTCAAAACAGATTCACAAACTGCTTTGCGAATGATGGCGTTCAATATTTCAAGTAGCTTGCAGCACGTTCCCAGAATGTATCCAATTTTGGGCGACTTGTTAGCGCTCTACGACCGAATTTCGATTGAAACATCTATCGTCTATTCAGAAAGGTCAATTTATAAGACCGAAGTGGATGAGACGACCTGGTCAGATAACCACACATTTCGAGCAATCGAGATGATTTGTTCGCGATATTCCATCGAAGTATGGGACATTTTGAGTTTTTCGGATTGTTTAAAAGGAATCCAACAACTGCCGGTGATTTGTAACCACCGCGTGCTCAGGCAATTGAGCACGGTCGACTACTACGAGTAAACGTAGGTATCGACTGGCCACACATTAGCGGGATGGGGGTGTGGAAGCGCAAGCAATGAAATTTTAATAACTGTCAATGAATAATGTCAGCTTCAAGGAACGCGAATGCCTCGTTCAAACAAGTTGCAAAATCAAAGAAAATCGACATCAGTCAAAGCCACCCGAGGATCGCAAGCCTCATTGAAAAGCAACAGCATTCCCCCGGAATTGCTTCGCGAGATAAAGTCATATCTGAACTCGCTCAGCTCCATCGAGTCCCAAGTACCAAAGGACCCGACTCCGGAAAAGGAACAAAGCTTGTGGGACAAGATCCAGTCAACGGTAAGCGGATTCCTGTCAAAAGGATCCAAGATACTGGAAAACTTGGGTCTGGAGCCCACAGACCTTCTACAAATGGCGGCCTCAGTTCTACCTCTTCTCTTGTAACTTACGTGCAGGATGGCCGGGAGAGTATGTGCGTATCACGCCATACTTCTCTCGCGAGCTACCGTAAAGCGCGAGATGCTCCTCTGGCTAATAAGTCGGACTGGGGCGGGAGTAATATGCAGGAACACGAGAGTACAGAGCACGGTCGGAGACGGTTACTAGTCTCTGGTCGGGAGTTTTTGGGTGATGTCACCACAGGGGAAACCGCCCTAACCCTAGGTCAAAGGATTGGCATGTATGTGCTAAATCCCGAGGCTCTGGGGGGGCGCCTCCAGCTATATGCGAACCAATTTGAAGAGAACAGCGTTAAGAGAATGACGGTTCACTATTGCCCTACAGTTCCAGCCACACAAGCTGGCGCGATCTACATCTATTTTAGGAATGATGTGGGTTGTCGAACTACGGTAATAGGTCGAGCTGAGCTTTTACACGCAGCAACAGTAGTACCGTTTGCTGAAACGCAAGTATGGACTGAACAGCGGCTATCCATCAGACCACATGATATCCTTTTAGAGTATTTTGACGAAAGTGTTAATGACTTCCGAATGAACACTCAAGGGTTTATCCAGGTGGGAGCTGCTTCAGATCTTGACGCGTCGACGACTTACGGGAACCTGTTCCTCGAATACGAATTTGAGTTCGTGGGAGCCTCTTTGGACTACGAGATTTCAGACGTCAATACGAGTCTGGTCACATTCTTATCCTCAACTTACAGCTCACATGCGAATGGAGCTCCGATTGTTTTCACCGAAACTGAAACAGGTTTTCCTGGTGGAACAATCCTCGGATATCGCGGCACCAATCTCCTTACTTACGGGGATATTTTCTATGGTGTTGTGACGTCCGTGTCAACGGCTTTTGGCGCCCTGCAGTTATTTGTGGCGGGCGACGAAGCTAATGGGAGCATCAACATTGCGGTGGGTCAAGGATTGTGGTTCGCTGTCTACGCTGCACCAAGCGGAGGCGCGGATCTTGTTCGAAGAATGGTAGTATTTTCTAATTTAGCAGCACTCACAGCCGAACGAAGTGGTGCGGTTGATGCAACGGCCGAAGTCCATGATGGACAGTTGTATTATACCGCCACCCAGGCAGCAGGCGGACAAGCAGACGAAATAATATTCACAGTAGACGGTCGTATCTGGGACTACGCTACTGAATAATGATGACAGTTGTTAAATGGTCACGACAAACACACTAGCATTTGAGAGG